CCCCCTTCATCACCGGCGCCTCCATCAACGGAAACGGGTACACCTGTTTCTTGCTCGATAGCATCCGCAATTGCATTGACAAGAGACTCGATTTCATCGCGCTCACCGCCCATGTCTTCACCACCCATGTCCTCTGGATCGTCCATCGGGGGCATATCATCCATCTCTTCCTCGGGCTCGTCGTCGCGCTGATACATCATACCGCCTTCATCAACGGCTCCCTTTTCTTCCTCATCGTCACGTTTTCCGTAAGGGTCGGGATCATCGGCGCCGCGCATAGCGCCGCCTTCATTAACTGTGCTCATGCCATCTAGAAATGATGAGGCAAGAGGCTCGATGTTAGCAAGTTTCATCATCTTGCGTGTAACATCCTCATTTAAAAGTAACTTTTTGTCAGCCATGTTTCTTCTCCTTTTTTAATATACCTTAAGGCTATCGAATATAAGTAGTTTATAGAATAATGAAATGAATAATTCACTCTAAATAAATAGATTTATTTTTAGCTTTTTTCTTAATTTTTTTGAGCGCCTTATCCTCTATCTGTTTTACACGAACAAAACTTATTCCTAGGCGATCCGCTATCTCTCTCAATGTTAATTGACCACACCTTTCAACGGTTTCAAGTGTGCAGTTGTATTCTTCCTTATAATTTATCCACATGCGGCACTCTTTTTGTTTGCACGCACTTTTTGTTTTTTTACATTTTTTTAAACAGTCTCTCATATTTCTGGATGGTCCTCCTCTATAATGTCAAATATGTTTTCTAGCTCATCTGCGTTCAGTCCATAAACCCCAGAAATTCTGCGACCTTCTTCAATTTTTTTTGACACGTGTTTTCTTTTGTCGCGCGATTGAATACCTGATTCTTTTTTGTATCTCTCGATGAAAGAGACGATATCTGGATCTGATTCAAGATAGCCAGTTATCATGGCCCTAAAAAAGACAGATTGATTTAAATTATCGTGCTTAAGTCGTATTCTAAAGTCAGTTTGTCTTTTTTCTGTGTCGTAAAACATAAACTTTTTACGATCAGAGCGACTTGGTGCCTCATTCTTCACTAAGACGCCCTCCATTTGATGTGGGTGTTGCTTTCTACCTGACCTGCATTTGTTTGTCGGATGAAGCTTGATACACATCGAAGCTCTCCAATGCTGCGCACACCCGAATAAGACAAGCCGCTGCGAATACCGCCACGGAAATCTTCAAGGATATCCACAACGGGGCCCTTATAAGGGACCACAGTTGCCACGCCTTCTGGAGTGGAGTTCTTACCTCTCCATGAACGTTGCGCCTCTTTCGAGGCCATGCCTCGATATTCTTTATGCTTTTCGCCGCGCGCATTAGTCAAGAGATTCCCTGGAGTTTCATCCGTGCCTGACAACATGGAGCCCACCATCACAAAGTCTGCGCCAGCGGCCAATGCCTTAACCATATCACCAGTTGTTTTTATCCCGCCATCAGCAATGATTTTGGTCTCATAAGTAGTATTCTGACAATCCAAAATACTTTGAAAAGTAGGTACTCCATGACCTGTAACTAAACGGGTTGAACAAATTGACCCACCACCAATTCCAACTCTCACTGAGTCTGCGCCCCAAGATGCCAAGCAGTCAAACGCTTCGAGAGTGGCGACATTTCCAGCCATCACATGCACGCTGCTGCCAAATCTATCTTTTATTTTTTTTATACACACCTCCATCATTTCGTGATGGCCGTGCGCTACATCAATACACAACACGTTGGCGCCGGATTCAACAACCTCCACGGCTCTTTCATAAAAATCGCCAGTCATTCCAATTGCAGCGCCCAAATTGGTGGTACCTTCATGGACCGCTCTACGGATAAGCTCAGCTTGCTCCTCTGGCGTGTTGTATCTGTGCACAATCCCCAGACCTCCGTTGGAGGCCATAGCCATAGCCATTTCGCTTCCGGTTACCGTATCCATAGGGCTGGATATGACCGGTAATTTTAATTTAATACCTTGGCCAAGGTCAGACGATATATCAACATCTTTTCTGCTACATATATCACTATACCTAGGCACTAACAATACATCGTCAAAAGATAGACATTCTTTTAAATTCATTTTATTCTCCTTTAAAATCCAGGTGGCATATTATTCAGCGGCTGTTGACACCCGGCTTTTCTTATCCGTGCTACCCAAAGACCCGTCACCCCTATTTGAGATAGATATACTGTCTCTGTACAAATTTGTGTCTTCTAGCTGCACCGGCCTAAAGTGTACAACTGGTACCAAAACCAACTGAGCAATCTTATCTCCAGCGCAAAGGCGCTGGGTTTCAGACCCAATATTGTGCAGGTCAATAAAAACCTCTCCGTCATAGCCACTGTCTACAATGTGTGCACCGACAACTAAAGATCGTTTAGCTCCCATGCTGGATCTGTTACAGACTTGCAACATATAGCCGTGCGGAACACCAAACTTTAAACCAGTGGGCAACATCATATTTTTCCCAGGATCAATTGTGCACGCACTAACATTTGGATCGACAGGGCAATAGTATACGTCCAGCCCAGCATCGCTAGGGTTGGACCTTGTAGGCTCTTTAGCGCCCGGTCTTAGCTTGTACTCTAGAATCATTTTCTAACTCCTTAATTAAATTTCTAGCTTTGTCCCAACAATCGGGACAATAAAGTCTCACAATATTTTCTTTAGATCTTACAACAACGTTCCAAGTCATTGCATGTTCTTTACATTTTTTATCAAAAGGTTTCTGACACGCGTCACATTCATCGCCGAGCCGGCCAAATAAACTTATCTTCTTTTTTAATTCTTTCTGCGCTGCAGCTTTCTTTTTTCTTTTAATTTTTCTAGATGGACTGGTCATGTTTTATCCTAATAATTTAAAGTTATGATGAATCGACCTTGTTGAAAATCCCCAATCTTCACTATAATCTAGCTTACACAGGTAGGGTCTATTCAGATAGATTTGATCTCTTGGCATTCTGATTCCCCAACATTTAATTGTTGTTGTACCAGATGTATCATCTATTACGCGAAGGATCCAATAATCTTTTCCATTCTTGGTTTTTTTTGGCACAATCTCGCGGGGGATAAACCATGCGACCCCCAGGTCTGTATCCCACTGTGATATTGGCGGAATACAATGGTGGTCCAATCTATATCGCGTGTCCTTGTCTAGCACTAAATCAAACGGAAAGATACCTGTCAGAGATGAAATAAAATCAATTCGCTCCTCTGTGCTGAAGTCTCCTTCAGGGGCATAAAGATCGATATTTTCCTTGAGCTTTTTTGTATTCTTTGGTCTATCTTGAATACATGCCATCCAAAAGTGTTTCATCCCGGTAAATCGAGAGTCTAGAAGTTTACCTAGCGCCCCTGATCTGCAAAGCACGTCTAGTGCTTTCTTGTTGAGCTTTGAATATACAACATCTTCGTTGAACAGCAATTCTTCTATTGAATTAAATGGCCTGTTGTTGATAATCTGTTCGATAGCCTTGTCTCCAAGACCCTTAATCGAACTGAAAGGTTGAATTAGAGTAACTCCATCATCAGAAATTTCCCATTGACTGGTCGAGGTGTTGATATCTAGACTTTCAATGCGAAAGCCATGTTTTTGAGCTAGGCTGATTGCAACCTCTTTTCTTGATTCTGGCTCTTTGTCTAGAAATGCAGCGATCCAACACTCTGGATAATAATTTAAGAGCCAGGCACACTGGTAACTAAGAATGCTATAAGCAACAGCATGAGACTTATTAAAGCCATACCCAGAAAAATACTCAAAATTTCTCCAGAGGTCCTCTGCGGAGGTTCTAGCAATTGACTTAGCAATGCACCCTTCAATAAATCTTTTTCGGATTTCTTCTTTTTCTTCAGCACCTTTTCCTGTCCCTTTTTTCGTTAGAAGTTTTCTAAGTTTGTTACCCTCATCAAGGGTGATATCCTGCCCCAGTTTATGAGCCAGCAACGCAATCTGTTCTTGAAAAATCAAAAAGCCTGCTGTTTCCTCCGTAACCTCTTTGGCAACCTCATCAACATAGGTAATCTCTTCAGGGTTGTTTTTAGCCTTAACATAAGATTTGTCGACATTTGCACTAAGAGGTCCTGGTCTATAAATAGATGTGATCGCAGAAATATCAATAATGTTGTTTGGCTTAGCTCTTTTGCAAAACTTTTGTGCACCAGCATTAGTAAACTGAAAAGTTCCAATAAACTTACCCTTGTGAAAGATGTTTTCGTATACTTCTCGATCCTCTAAATCAATAACATCTGGATGTAAAAACTTGTCGTAATATTCCTTAACGTCTTTAAAGGAGGGACTGTCGACGTTGTGGTAACGACGTAGGATATGACCAATTGCAGACTCGATCATCTCAAGCGTCGACAGTCCCAGTAAATCAAACTTAATGAACCCAAGAGGTTCCAAGTGCCTCACATTCATGCCTTCAGACCAGGGCGTCTGCACGACGCCACCTGAGCAAATTAACGGCATGTGTTTGTCAAGGTCCTCTCCAATTACAACGCCGCCTGCATGCCGACTAGTTGATCTAACTTGACCAACAAGAGCCTCAACATGTGTTTTGATGTGTGGGTACTTAATCAAGAAGTTGCGCAAACTATCAGAATACTCCATGACCTCCTCAAAGGTTGGGACATACACTCCAGCTTTTATGCCGTGCTTCTTCTTGGCTTTTGGTGTGGCTTCTTTAACCATTCTATTTGTAACAGGGTTAACCTCTGTAAATGGCACACCATAAAATTTACTAATATCTTTAATTAAAGATCGCAACTGTAGAGTATTAAAATTAGAGATCGGTACAACGGTGGTAGGTCCCCACTTTTCTGCTAGCACTTCTTTAAGACCGAATGCATCACTCACATCATAATCAATATCTGGATAATCTTTAGCATCCGACCTTAGAAAACGACTGAACAGTAGCCCATACTTTATCGGATCAACCTGAGTTATGCCAAGTACATAGGCAACTAAAGACCCTGCTGCGCTGCCGCGACCTGGGCCAGACAGCATATGCTCAGATGCGATATCGCATATTGCTTTCATTGTAAGAAAGTACTTACTAAAGCCTCTGCTATTAATAATCTTTAATTCGTGCTTAAGTCGTTCGATATATTCTTTATCCTCCGACAGACTTAGATCTCTAAGACCGGCGATACACTGTTTAATCAGTGTTTGATCAGCAGTTTCTCCGTCTGGTACGATAAAGCCAGGGAGACGTACAGTATCATCTGGCATGAAGTCCTCAACTAGACTATGCGCGATCCAATGCGTTGTTGTCAAACTGTTATAGACGAGTTCATCATCATAGTCCACCTCGCATTCTTTTGAGTATTTCTTATAAGAATCCCACATTTGGTCGCCGTTCTTGGGATAAAGCTCATAGCCAATCTCATCAACATCGATTGGCAGTTCCGACGTCAGCCATTCTGGCTTGTTTGACATCCCAAGCCAGCCTAGGCGCTTATATAGTTCGCGATCGCGCCATGCGTCTGGATTTGGATAGTGGCTGTCAGCAGTAGAGATTAGCTCAATACCAAACTCTTCATGCATTTTAATAACGTATTTGTTCAAATAATGTTGTTCTGGTATGTTGTTCCACTGTAGTTCTCCATACCAGCGATCACCCAGTGCGTCTCTCATGCGACGTGTTGTGGTGCGCATAGCCTCCAGAACAGCTTCTTCGCCTTCTTCTCTATTGTCCCAATAGTCACCAGCATATACGCCACCCAGACAAGCAGAAGAGGCCATAATACCCTCGCCATGCTCTTTCAAGAGTTTATAATCAAGCCGAGGATAGCGATAGAAATTATCTCCCTGGTGGGAGTCGGACACAATCTTGTAAATATTATTAAGGCCGGTCTGGCTAAGTGCAATTAAGACAATATGGCGACGAGCGTTGATCTTGTTTTTGGATCTTGTTTTAGAGGCACCTTCGTTTTCCGCTGAAACCTTGTCAGTAGACGATATAGTTTTAGCCATCTTTTTGTCAAGCTTCGCCTTCTCGTACTCTTCCTTCCACTCCTCAATCGAAGGCACAAAATAAGCCTCCACCCCAAAGATAGGCTTAAAATCTTTACCGGTCTGTTTCATTTTTTTAGCATGAAGCACTTGATATGACAAACCATTCATATTTCCATGATCTGTTAGTGCTAGTGCACTCATGCCATTTTCATAGGCAAAATCCATATGATCTTGCGGATATCCAAATCCATCAAAAACAGAGCCAACAACACTGTGTGCGTGAAGGCCAACAAAAGGAATCTTTGATTCAACTCTTTCCATACATATACCTCTATCGTTGCCCTTATATTATATAAACAATAAAGGAAATGTCAAGACTGAATGCTAATAAAATTGAATTTATTGTTCTCGCCAATCTAAAGCTTCTGCAGTTCTTTCTGCTAACCACGTGGCGCACTCATCCGGCATGTCTGTTGTTTCTTTAAACGATGAAACCATAAAATCTACAATTACACCTTTAGCTGCGTTCTTGCTGATTTTGCCCTCTGCGCACAATTGCTCCAAAGATGGCATCATTTTTTTTGCCCTTCTGGTAAATTCTGAAAACTGTAAGCAGGCACCAATCATCAGTTGACCGTAGTTGTCTTCCATGTGTTTTTTAAACTGTGCTTTTGTCATTTAGTTTTCTCCTTTCTGCTATTTTAGGCTTTAGGTTTCTTTCTTGAATTATAGTCATAGCCATCTCCAGGGTTTTTGCAGCGTCCTGTTTTGCCATTTTAATTGCCTCTTCTTTCGAATAACCCTGAGCTATATATTCTTCTGTGTCTATTTTGATGAGTGACTGAATGTCATCGATTATTTGATCTGCTGCTGCGTCAGCAATCATTTCGCCGCCGGGATCATCATCTCCGTAAGCTACGCGTGCTAATTCGGCTTCATATGGATCATCATATATATCATCCCAGCCTTCAATTAATTTTTTGCCCATATCATAATTAGTCATTAGTCAACTCCTATACCATTAAACTCTTTACAATTTAGAATATATTTGGATGGCCTACGAAATCCATTGCCTGTGTCGGATATAAATTTACAATAATTATCCCAATTATCTATAAGCCAATACTCCTTGGCATCAGCCTTTTTAGTAGACTGCAAAAACGAAAAAACTTCTGACAGTGTTTTTTCATTAGGATATTTTCCAGTTTGTAAATACTCATTTTTCATGCGACTTTTTATATTCAAGTAATCTTGATAATTAAAAGTAAAGCCACAATAAAGATCATCTTTTATTGTTTTTCCGGCATAAGATACAAAGAAATTATCGTGAGAAGAGATATCTTTTCTGTGCTCTCTAAGAAAACCTGGCAGGTAAGCGGCAATCGGAAAAGAAACATAATATCGATCCGGTGCAATTTTACTACTAAGAGCTTTTGATATTTTTGTAGATATGCTGGCACCATGTAAAACATGCCAGACTGAACCTGCCTTGTTCTTGTCCTTAGCCGGCAGCGGCGCATAATATATTGGTATGAGCTTTTGGAAGTCTTTCCTGTTTTGTTCGTATCTTCTGTTTGCCCAAACTGGATCTAGAACATAGTCTCCCACATGATGTCTGATCAGAGGCTTAATGTCGTCATCACACACCAACCATATTGTTTCACAGCCCGCATACGCACACTCAATAACTGATCTTTCTATGGCGGCGTATCCGGCGCCGATTGGTGTCATGCTCTGTGGCCACGGCATGTCATAGCCAGAATTATCACTAAGTATTGGTATTATTCCTGCCAGATGAAAACTCATAAAACACTTCTTCTTTAACAGGCACCACGTCTCTCTTGCGTAAAGAAATCTTTGGTTGCGATATATTCAACTTTTTCATAACGCCCAGCGTTACTAGGCGAGATATAGAGTCTGAGTAGTTTATATCATTTATTTGTTCGTTTGTTAAGCAGGACTCAACAACCAAATCTTTCAAACTCTTGTTACCGTCAATTCTTGGCGACACATGAAAGTATATTCTCCTAACAAAGTCTGTATCGTACTCCAGCAAATCATAATCATGTTTCATGCCAGAATTAACATTATACCAATCATAGACCATATACGACTTTGGATCTGGTGGAGACACAGGAATTCCAGTCACGCGCTCTGTATCAAATATATACAGTTTTTCAAAACAAGCCTCTACAATAGAGTTATTGTTTGAAGAGTACACTGTCAGCATGCCCTTGTCTAGATTAACTTTAACGCTGTTAACTGGGCGTGCAATTGGACTTAAGCCGCGAAGCTGCATGTCATACATTAGCCGGCGATACTTCTCAGTTGCTGTGTTTAGCCCCACAGAAGCTTCATGGCTGGAGGCGTCGAAAGGAAAAACAGGATCCACAGTATTACGGACGATATGGTGGCTTTTTTTATGTGCGTACGAGAGAGCATTGAAATTTCCTCCTATGACGATATGTCGCCAGTTATATATATGCGCCTTCAACAGCCGTCGCCACAATTGTCATAAAAAATTGTCTCTTGCTCATCGCTAGTCGCATTTTCAAGGGTGCCTTTCTCTAGTAATAGATCTAGACAATCTTCAACTTTCTCCACGTAATTTTTTCTACCTGTAATTATTTTTCTATGCCATTTACGCAAAAGCGTTTCATGCTTTGTTTTTTCAGCACATCTGCCTCCAGCTTTAGG